GCAACCTCATGGAACGGCACCCCGTTGGGCCTAACCTTGGTAGTCGATAAAAACATGGCAGCCGACACCGCATTTATCGGCCATGCTGCCGGTGATGCTGCAGGGTTCGAATTCTACGAACAGCAAAAGGGTGCAATTTCAGTAGACGTGCCAAGCACATTGGGCCGCACAATCGCTTACCGCGGTTATGCAGCTGCATGGATGGCAGACGCTACTAAATTCTGCAAACTCGTTTAATCGGAAAAGAGGCCAGTTATGGCCGCTTACACGGTCACACATAAACAGTTACTTAGCAATTACGCGGTACTGCAAACTCTTACACCTAATGATTTAGTTGTAGGTGGAACCTTTACGGTTGGTTCCGTTGCAGTACCGTTTAATGGCTCGTTTACGGTTTACGATTTACCCGAGTATTTGTTTATTGGCGTAGACGATCAGGGCGATTTACTGTTTAATTACGAGATACCTGTACCAAACCAAGTGCTTTACGCTTGCGTAGGTAACGACGTACAGCGCACCGCGTCTACTGGCACGATCACATTTACTGAAACCTGCACATGGATTACCGCCGCACAAATTGAGGACTGGCTAGGCATCGGTACAGCATCGGCGCTCGACACCACGTTTCTAACGCAGTGCGCGTCAGCTGCCAACAGCCTTGCGTTTACTCGACGCCAAGAGGCTGGCTACATAGACAGCCTTAGCACGTCACCTAATGGGCAGGTCACCCTTGGCACCATTTCACTAGGCGGATTTTTTTACCGCCAGCGTGGGGCTGTAACCGATTTTGCCACGTTTGATGGCATGTCTGCCGGTGCCTCGGTAGGTCTAAGCCCGGCAATTAAAATGCTGTTGGGTATCCCTAAACCAGCGGTGGCATAATGCCCGTTGCCTATACCGATCTATTTAATGAGGCGCTAGACGATCTCGCTGCCACGCTAACCACGGTCACTGGTTTGCAAGTGGTAACAGACCCCCGAAACCTTGTACCGCCATGCGCGTTTATAGACGCCCCCACGTTTAGCGTGTATGGCGGCGGGGGTAACATTGTGCAAATGACCTACACGGTTCGCATTATTACCCTTGGCCCGGGCAACCTTGACGCGCAACGCAACCTAATGCACCTAGCCAGTTTGGTGCTAGGTAAAAACGTGGCAGTAACCAGCGGGCGCCCGACTATTGCAATCATCGGCGGGGCCGAAATGCCAGCGTATGATTTAACAATAGAGATGCAAACCCAAACAAGTTAGGACTAAACCCAATGGCATACGTAATTATCAGCCCCCGCTTAGGTGTACCCGGTGCAGAATTTGACGCCGAGACAGCCGAGGCCAACGGCACAAACATTGCCGCGCTAGTCGATGGTGGGTTTATTGAACAATCCACAAATGAAACCGCAAAACCTGCTAAAACTAATAACAAGAACACACCAAAGGATTAAAGCACCATGGCTACCAGCACTTATCTAAGCAACCCAAATGTAACCGTAAACAGCGTTTCGCTGCAAGACCAATGCCAAGGCTTGGTATTCACGCGCACAATCGAGGCGTTGGAAAGCACGGCGTTTGGGACTAATAGCAGGTCTTACGTAGCGGGCCTTGAAAATTCCACCCTGCAGCTTGACCTTTACGCGTCGTTTGCCGCATCGGAAACCTACGCAACGCTTAAAAGTTTGGTAGGTACCTCGGTTACGGTTTCCTGGTCACCATCAGCAACCAGCCCGGGCACCGCGACTAACCCAACCATGACCCTTACCGGTGCATACTTGGAAGCAATCCCTTACACATTGGCGATGGGTGCGCTAGGCACAGTTAGCGTTACCTTTACCGGTGGCGTTTACTCAGTACTCGAAGTATAAATTAAAGCCGGCAACGGCCCGACACGAAAAGGCAACTAATGCAACTGACACTTAAAGCGACGTTTAACGACGGCAGTTCACATGAAGTAACTACCAACCTAATGACTATTGTTAGTTGGGAACGCAAATTTAAGCGCAAAGCATCGGAGATGGCGCAAGGCGTTGGCGTTGAGGATTTAGCCTATTTGTGTTATGAGGCTACGCGGTTTGCAGGTATTACGGTACCGGCAACACTTGACGCGTTTATTACATCGTTGGCCTCTATTGAAGTGGTGGAACAGCAAGACCCAAAAGCCTAAACGGCACGGTGCGTAGAGCGCTTGCCGAGATTTTGGTTGCTACAGGGTTTTGGCCTAGTGAGATATCATTTCAGTTAGACGATATGAACGCCACTATTGAAATACTTAATAAGCAACGTGGCGGTAGGTAATGGCGTCGCGTTCGGCTATCCCGCAAATAGATGGCATCCAAGAGGCGCTAAAGGCGTTAAATGATTTTGACCCTGCCTACAGGAAACAGATCACTAAAGACATACAAAGTACTGGCGAAGTAATTGTGTCCGAGGCCCGCAGCATGGTGGCCAGTTTTGATAACAGCAAAGGCACTGGCGAGCCGTTAAGCGGTATGCGACGTGGCAACCTAGTTAAAGGCCGTAACACGTCATGGCGTACCGATCAGGTGCAAAAAGGTTTTAAGGTTAAGGTAGGTGTACGCGCCAGCAAAGAGCGCTATGTGAACTACAACCGCACTACCGACGGCGTGGCAACCCATACCGAACAGGTGGTATACGGCAGTAAGCCATACCAGTTAATGGTTATTCAACAGGCCAACGCAGCTGGCGCAATCTATGACCATGCCGGGCGTAATACCGAAAGCATGTTTATTACCAACTTAAATAAAGAGGTAGGCGAGCAACCTCGAGCCATTGACAAGGCCGTAACTAATAACCGTGAGGCCGTGGAAGCCAAAGTAGAGTTAGTAATTAACGATGTTGCCCGGCGCACTAACAGAAAATTAGGGTTTAACCGTGGCAATTAACATACCGATTATTTCAAGCCTTGACGGTACGGGGTTTGCTAAAGCGCTAACCCAACTAAAAAAACTAGAAACCAATAGCGAGCGTGCCGGGTTCATTGCAGGTAAAGCGTTTCTGCCTGCCATTGCCGCGTTGGGTGCGCTTACCGCTGCCGCTGGTTACAGCGTTAAAGCCGCCATAGAGGACAGCGCCGCGCAAACCAAATTAGCCAAGACGCTACAAAACGTAGTTAATGCTACTGACGCACAAATAAGCGCTACCGAAAAGTCTATTAGCGCTATGTCTATGCAATACGCCGTAGCCGATGATGAACTACGCCCGGCGTTGGCGTCACTAGTTTTAGGTACACAAAACCTAGCAACCGCTAACACCGCGCTAACCCTTGCCATGGATGTTGCCGCGGGTACGGGTACCGATTTACAAACAGTTAGCGACGCGCTATCCAAGGCTTACGGCGGAAACTATAAAGCGCTTAAACAGTTATCGCCACAGTTGTACTCAATGATTAAAGACGGAGCCAGCCTCGATGAGGTTATGGCTGAATTGTCGCGCACGTTTGGCGGGTCTGCAGCTGCAGCGGCTAACACTGCCGAGGGCAAATTTAAGCGCTTAAACATTGCGCTAGGTGAGGCAGCCGAGGCAGTTGGGGCGGCATTGTTGCCAGCCATTGAAGCCGTACTGCCATACCTAACAAAATTTGCTACATGGGCGCAAGACCACGTAGGTACCCTCATGGCTGTAGGCACCGCTATTGCTGCCATTGCTACCGCGCTTATTGGATTTAAGGCCGCGCAATTACTTGCTAACGCGGTAACCGTAGTAACTACCGCGCTTAACTGGTCATTGGCTGCTTCGGCTGCCGCCGCTAATACTGCTATGACCATTGGCGTAGGTGCTGCCGCAATCGCTGCCGGGCTGGTAGTTGCTGCCGGTGCGTTTCTCGCATTTAAGCAAGCAACCAAAACAGCGGTAGAGGAAGTTAAACCGTTTGGCCCGCAACTAAGTGAAATAAACGGTGGCCTTGGCCCGGTAGAAAAAGGCTTAGGCGGTACAGGTAAAGCCGCCAAGAGCATGGCAGACAAAATAAAAGAGGCTACCGAGGCGCTACAAAAGTATCTAAAGGCAGCGCTCGAGGATGCACAAAAACAATTACAGGATGCACAAGTAGCGTTTGAGGATTTCGCTACCAGCGTTAGCGACAGCATAAAAGACGCGTTTAGTTTTGCTGACGCTAAAGACGCTGGCGATGAAACAGGGGCAGGATTTTTACAAGGCTTGCGCGATCAGGTAGCCGGCATTGTCAAGTATGGCAATGACGTTAAAACACTGTTGCAAATGGGCTTAAGCCAGCAATCGTTACAAGCGGTTTTAGATGCGGGCGGTGAAAGCGGCGCGGCTATTGCAGCTGAACTGATCGCTGGCGGTGCTAGCGCTATTGCCGAAACTAACGATTTAGTTATGGCAGCCGATAACGCAGCGGCAACCATTGGCCAACAGGCTGCAGCACAATGGTTTCAAGCCGGTGTAGATAACGCGCAAGCATATTTACAAGGTGTCGAGGCGGCGTTTGATCTAGCCCAAAAGAGGCTTAAGGCTAAAGGTTTAAAACTGGCTGACATTAAGGGAATTAGCGCGGGGTTTAGCGAAGCGATTACACGCCCGCCAGTACCCTCGGTAACCCCTATGCCGGTGGGTGGCGATATGGGTATGCCGGGTGGTGGGCCTGTAACTATAAATTTGTCTACCCTTGTACCTAACGCAACGGCTGGCGAAGCAATCGTAAACGCCATACGCGCATACAACAGGGCGGCAGGCCCGGCCAATATCGCGGTTTCGTAATGGCTACCTCGGTTATTGCCAGCGGTGACTATGAACTATTTGTAGATACAGGTTTTAAGTTAGATGCGTTCACCTTAGACAGCGCAACTAAAGGCGTACTAAATAACACCCAATACGTTTTAAACGGCACTACCGAGTTTGCACCAATGCTCGAGTACAGCAAAAGCATTAGCGTAAACCGTGGTAGGCGCGAGATCGGTGACCAATTCAGTGCCGGCACTATGTCGTTTATTTTGGATGACAGTTTAGCGGGTGGGATATTAAACCCGCTGTATTCGTCTAGCCCGTTTGTAGACCCTGCAGGGCAGTTTACGCTTGCCCCGTTGCGTAGGGTTTCGTTTGGGCGTTACGACAGCACTAACACGTTTGTAGAGTTGTTTGCCGGGCAGATCGTGAACTATGACTACTCGTATGAATTAGGCGGAAATAATACGGTTGTTGTTTATTGCGCTGACGATTTCTATTTGCTGGCCCAAACCTCAATGGATGAATTTAACGTATCCGAGGAATTGAGCAGTACTCGGCTATCGGCCATACTTGACCTGCCCGAGGTTGCCTACCCAGTGGCCAGCCGTGACATTTCTACTGGCACCCAAACCCTTGGCGGTGCAGCCGCCTACACCATTGCTAACGGCACCAACGTAAAAGCGTACATAGACCAAATACAGGCAGCCGAGCAGGGCCGTATTTTTATGTCAAGGTCAGGGGTGCTAAATAGTGACCCTCGAATAGGCAATACCCTTAGCGGTAGTGTGGCTGATTTCCATGATGACGGAACCCAAATTCCGTACAACAATTTGGCAATAACCTATAACGCCGATCAGATCGTAAACAGGGCCAGCGTGCAACACTTGGGCGCTACCAGCCCCGAGGTTGCTGATGATCTCGCCAGCCAAGTTAAATACCTAATCCAAACGGTAAGCATTACGGACAGCCTGTTACATAACGATACGGCAGCTGCCACGCTTGCCAGTTACCTTTTGGTTGGTGAACCCGAGGCCACGTTTACAGGGGTGCAAACCGATTACCTAATGCTGACTACCCCGCAACGCGAAACGCTGGCCCTAGTAGATATCGGGAATACGATCACGATTACTAACACCATTGCCGGCGGTGAGGTAGCCCAAGAGTTAAGCGTCGAGGGCATAGAACATCGCATAGATTTTGTGACCGGGCATCGCGTCACCTACTACACGGCGCCTACGGTAATCGTCTATGAGTTAATTTTAGATGACCCTGTATATGGCACACTTGACGAGTTAAATGTCTTAGGATAAGAGGCACTATGGGAGCAAACGCGCAAATAGCAGTACCAGTTTTTACTGCAGGTCAGGTTTTAACCGCAACGCAACAAACGCAAATTAACACGGGTATACCTGTATTTGCCACGACGGTTACCCGTGATGCTGCTTTTGGCGGTGCCGGTGAAAAAACTCTTGCCGAGGGCCAATTTGCTTACATTGAGGCAACCGATACTACCCAATACTACGACGGGGCCGCTTGGCAAAGTGTGGCAGCTGCACAAACGGTAGGAATTTTTAGCGAAACACAAGCAAGCGGTACCGCTGGCGGTGCAAGCGTGCAAACTACCTACACCAAACGAGTATTAAACACAACTGTAATTAACAACATCGGCGCTACTTTAAGTGCAAGCGTTATTACATTGCTGGCAGGCACTTATAGAGTTTCTGCCATATCGCCACATTTTAACTCAAATGCTGTAGCGCTTAGATTACGCAATACAACAGACAGCACTACAACTATTTCAGGCCCAAACAACTATTCATTGTCTGCCTCGGCATGTTACACGCAAATAGATGGAACATTTACAATTACTGGCACCAAGAATTTTGAGCTGCAGTATTATCAGACTGGTGCAGCGGTAGCGACAAACGGTTTAGGTGTCCAAGTTAGTTCTGCTGGTATAAGTGAAAATTACGCACAAATAACAATTATTAAGGTCGCATAATGGCAACGGAACAAGAAATTAACACCCAAATTGGTAACGCTACGCGCGAACTAGCACCGGGTACAACGTGGAGATATAACGAACCGGGCGACGGTTACTACTGCCTCGAGTGGATGGATGACCCGGCACTACAGCCAACGGAAGCCGCAACAATGGCTAGGGCAACTGAACTAGCAAACAATCAAACGCCAACCAGTTAATGAAATGGCGTTACATGATCGGTTACGTGCTTTTTATTGCCGTAGTAGTTTGGGGTTGTAGTGGTTGCACAGTTTCTAAAACGAATATCGAGTACCAATGTTTTACTAAGGCCGCCTGTGATTAAGACACCCGAACAACACCACGCAGGGCTAATCGTTTTTGTTGGCCGCCTAATGGCCTTGTGCTTTTCGTTTACGGTCATGGCATTTATTTACGGCATCCTGTTTGTAGATCAGCCAACCGAGCAAGCACCAACCGACGCGCAACTAATTGACCTACTTAGCACGTTGCTGGTTTTCCTTACTGGCACACTTAGCGGGCTGGTTGCGTCTAACGGCCTAAAGAGTAAGCCCAGTAGTAGTGCATCCACCGATTAAGAAACTGGTACTGCCAGCCAATTTGGCGCATGTTAAGCCGGGTGAACTACCCGCCAGCCTGTTAGTAGACGTTAAACCGTTTGGCAAACTGCACCCACTTGCTGCCAATGCTTATAACGCGGTTAGAGCTGCAGCGTTCGCCGCTGGTATTAAACAATTTAAGCCAACTAGTGCGGGTGATACTTACCGCAGTATTGCGTTACAGCGCCAAGGGTTTTTAGCGCGTTACCAACTGGCACCCATTGAGGGCGTTAAACCTCGAGTGTACGAAAACAAAAACTATTACCTAAAGCCGGGCAACGCACCTATGGCAGTGCCCGGCACGTCACGCCATAACCTCGGTTTGGCCGTAGATTTTGCCAACATGTCAGGCGAAACATTTACCTTTATGTGCGACGTAGGGCCATCGTTTGGTTGGTCACTTGAGGTAATGCCAGCCGAGCCGTGGCATTGGTTTTACTGGCCCGGTGACCGAGTACCGCCAGCGGTAACCCAATACCTGCAAGGAATTGCGCCAGCATCCCCCACCGCGTAACACGCGCCTACTACCGTTTTGCTACCGACGAAAAGAGGTTTACCGCGCATGACCGAACTACAGACCTTTACCTATGAAGCATTTGTAGGCAAACTAGAAAACGGGCGCGAAGTATTAGTACAGATTTTTAGAAACCCCGACACCCTCGAAGTGTTAGCCAGCCAACTTGCGTTTAAGACCATTGCCGGCGGCACATGGCAAACGCCTTACCCATTGGAAAAACTATGACCCTTGCTATTAAAGCCGCGTTTACCGCGCTATTTACTCTTACAGCTGCCGGCATTGCATACCTGTTGCCTATGCCTACTGACCCGGCATTAGACCGCCACGTAAGCCCTACAACTGTTTACGTGGCAACCCCACCAACTACAACCACATTGCCCCCATACGTAGGTACATGCGAACAGGTAGCCGCGCTTGCTATTGCCGAGGGTTTACCTCAAGATCAGTTAGACACCGCGCTGAAAGTGGCATGGCGCGAGAGCCTATGCACCGAGGATGCGTTTAACGGTACCGACACTAAAGGCGGTTCCCGTGGGATTTACCAAATTAACGGGGCATGGTGCGTGCCAAATGAATACTGGCCTATTGGCTGGTTGCAGGCTAAAGGCATTGTAGAAACGTGCGACGATCTATTTAACCCAACCGTAAACACTCGAGCCATGATCGCAATATGGCGTAACAGCGGTTGGCTACCATGGAAAACAGCAAACTAAATGCACGAACAGCCCTACCCAGACAATTCATTAAGCGAGGAAACCCGACGCATGTTAGACCCAACAGCAAACGCAATGGCAAAACACCAAATGGCCGTATTTGATTTAATAGACGAAATATGCAGACCCGCACATATCCCCTACAAGTCCAAGCACGCAGACCTAATAGTGCGGCTAAAACTGTTGGCAACTGATTTAGACCTAAGCGGTGATGAGGCAGGTTGGCAGGCTATTAGCGAGGCTGTAGAGGCGTTAGGCGGCTGATATGACGCTTATTACGCTTACACCTAAACAGGTATTAAATGCGCGTGACGTGGCCTATAAAAAGGCTATGGAGTGTGAGGCTGGCAAAATGAAAAACCGTTACAACGTGCCGGTAGCCAGTACAAGTTATGACCGACACTTAAAAGGCTGTTACGGCGAACAGGCTGTAGCTGCTTACCTTGGCGTCGAGTGGGGTTTTACCGCTTATGACCCTAAGGCCAACGACGTGGCAGGTTATGAGGTGCGCGCGACATATCACGCAAACGGGCGTTTACTTACACATGCCGAGGATAAAAACGGCCTGTACATTTTGGCGATCATTGACCGCGACACTTACACAGTAAACCTTGCCGGCTGGTCAAACCTTAAACGCTGCAACACCGCTGGCCGTTGGGCTACTGACCTACCGCTGCCGTGCTACGCCATGCCACAAGCCGAATTATGGCCTATGGAAATGTTGCCCGCAACCGCGCTATACGCATCTGCTATAAATAACTAACTAACCCGACTAACAGTAAAGGCACCCGACATGGCGTTTAACATTGACAGTTACGTAGATGTACCAACCCGCTTAAGTGAAGCATTGAAGCGTTACCCCGATTTACGGATACAAGAAACAGCCGCCGAGGTAGTAACCATGCCCGATGGCTCGACGTTTTACCGTTGCACCATTACCGTTTGGCGCGACGCCAGCGATCTAATCCCAAGCATTGCGACAGCTGCAGAGCCTTACCCCGGCAAAACCCCATACACGAAAAACAGCGAATTTATGGTAGGTATGACTAGCGCGTTAGGCCGTGCATTGGGTTACATGGGTTTTGGTATAAACAAAAGCATTGCCAGCCGTAACGAGATCGAAGCACGCCAAGACCCGAAAAAGCCTGATGCACAAATAGCACCTATTAGGCGTGAAACGTCTAGCGCGCACCCTAAACAAGCCAGCCAAAAACAGGTTTACTTTATTAAGTCATTGGCTAAGGGCGCTGGATTTGATGAAGCCGCGCTGCACGATTACATTGCAGCCACGTTGCACAGCGACGCAGTAACACTTGAAACGCTAAACCCCGAGCAGGCTACGCAGGTTATTGACGCGTTAAAGCATTTGCCAAGTAGCAAGGCTGACTAATGGGATACGTGGCGTTCAACATAATTGGTATTTGTTTAGGTATTTGGGCAACCGTTTTAGTGATGATGAGGCAGGGAAAATGACCGTACAACAACAATTAGAACTACTTACACGCATGTTGCGTTTGATCGAGGAATTGCAAAGCGAAAACGCAGATTTTATAGGTAAAAACGATGTAGATAATTATTTGCGTTGGTCTGTAAAACATTTAGCCGAGGAAATTTGGGGCCGTGTGGTCATTAAGGATTATGGCACCAATGGGGATGCTTGAAGCGCAATTTAAAAATACGGTTATAGACATTGCTACACGTTATGGCTGGATGGTTCACCATGACTTACCAGCGATGAACCGCCGGGGCAAATGGGCTACACACATACAGGGCGACAGCGGGTTTCCCGATCTTGTATTACTAAATAGCAGGGGTGTGCTAGTTTTCGCAGAACTTAAAACAGACATAGGCAAAGTACGCAAAACACAAGAGCAATGGCTCGAGCGTTTAGACCTTGCCGGCGTAATAGTGCAAGTGTGGCGGCCTAACCAGTTGCCAGTAATAATCAGATTTCTAGCCAGCGCGTAAGCGTCTAGGACTAGCCAAGCCCTAAGCCCGTTGCACGGTAGTTGGGAACATACGGCAACGTAGGTAGTGCGCTATGCCCGCAATCATGCGCGACGAAATGACCGG